TCAACTGTTTCTTTTTCTGCATGGTCAAAAATCCTTGTTGCTTCTGCACTTGTTGCTAATGGATACCAATCAATTTCAGATTCACGTTTATACTTTTGAATCTTCTCATTAAATTCAATGGCCGCTTGACGCACCATATTGACTTGATCTTCATTATACTCATATAGGAATATTCTTAACTGCGTTCCTTTATATAAGACGCAAAGTGCGCCCCATGATGCTTCCATAATGTCCATCTGGCCTTGTAATTGAATGACACCACGATAAACTGCTGGTGTATCTTCAACATCTTGGCCTGTAAGTTTGGCTTCAATGATACCTAAGCCACTGAGTTTAATAGAATCTTTATTCATAACATAAATACCCTTATCAATGTCTGTATATATGACACTATCATTGCCTTTCGCTGTGCCATCAAGGCTACAGGCTAATGGAATGTCACGATGAAAGTATGCTTTATCGTGTTCTAAATCATACGATTCAAGTCCGAGCCTTGTTGCTGACTCTGCAAGAATTGTTTTCTCTAGTCTGTTGCCCCAGTCCATAGCTTCGTTGCTATTAAACTCTGGCTCTTTACCATGTAATGAATCAATAGATACTTTTAACTCATCGTTAGCTGTCCGATACTTGCTAAATCCAAGCACAGCCGGGAGTCTACTGCATGACAAAATGTCATTGGGTGTTAGTTTGCCTACCATAGATTGATATCCTTATTTAATTTATGAATGTTTTTCATTAGACGATACACACTTCCTTGACTCCACTTCTTACGCCTATAAGTTAGTATGCCTAATGCGTTAAGATCTTCTGCATACTTCTCAGCGTCAAAGGATTGATTTCTACCCTTAACTATCTGTATCACATCAATCATACCAAGTGAAAACTCTGCGGCCTTGCGCCTTGTTGCATCGCCGCCCGCTTGTGAAATTCTTTTAATGTCTTTAGGTGGCGCACCTAACTTGATGCCACGGGCTTTGGCCGCCTGGAGTGCGTTCTTGGTATTGATTGAGATTTGCCTACGTGTTTCCTCATTTAATACAGCTCTGATATGTAATTCAAAGATAGATGCTTGAGGGCTTTCGGCTACAACGATGCTATTTGGTGGTAATTCTTCCAATAGTTTTGACATCAATGCAACGGATCTTGTAAGACGGCATTGTTTGGCTACCAATAATTTACAACTGCGATCATTCTTTAGCATGTCTAGAGCTACAATTAAATTCACTCTATCATTTTGACTGCCAGATTCTATGTCGGTGAGTTCTGTAACGATCTCGTCGCCTTGTTGCTGGGCGTATGAAAAACAAATTTGTTTTTGAGCCTCGAGGCCTAGCCCAGATTTGCCTTGCTTGTCGGTGGAAACTCGATAATATGCTATAAATTTCATGCCTTTATGTCCTTTCACGGATTAAAAAAAAGATATTGAGCCATGATATTAACACGGCTCGATATCTCTTTGCAAGTCTTAAAACGGGATTTCTTGATTCGGATCGTCGTAGGCCATTTGGTGTCCTTGCTCATAATAATCGAGCTGGGATACGAGATCTTGTATGAGATAGGTTATCTCTTGAGGGCTGGCCGTCGTTGCCCATCTCTTAATTTGATCCCCATTCATATAAAGTAAGTCGTCATAGGCTAGGCCATAATCATAAGAATAAGAGCTGTAGCGACTTTGTTTAGGCTCTGGCTTGCGATCTATTTTAAGAGTGATCTTATCCCATTGGATCAATAGCATTTTATCTCGTAAGGCCATGACATGCTCAACGTCGAGCGATTCTTTGCTCGTATGCTCGTTTAAATAGCCTATAGATATATTCACACATTCTGGGATCAAGTGAGTATATTCGGCCGTGTCGGTATATACGCCCGTGTTATCGAGCTGGTAATTCATACCGAAAAGATCGGCGAGCTGGTTTCCGAGCTTATCACTACAGGCTCTCGATCCAGATTGGTGAGTGATGATCGACGTTGTGCCTCGACGATCAAAGGCGATCGCATGAGTGAAAGTCTTGAGAAAATCCTCGTGATCGCTGGCGAGCTGTGATGATCCCCAGCAACCCATTTCCTCGCCTCTATGAAATATATACGTCCCAGCAATACCCGCCTCGATCATTTCCAGCATTAAGAATACACCAGCACCATTATCAGCACCGAGACAGTCCGATTTATCATCTACAAAGGCAACATCAAAAGAATCAAGATAGACATCTTGCTTTATAACGTCGGGATCTTTTTTGTGCATTGTGTCGATATGACATGACCATAAAACACGATTCTTATTCTTTGAGGCGATCTCGTGAGAATAGGCTATGATTTCGCCAGTCTTACTTTTAATCGGATTAAAGCCTTTTAAATAATGCTTAATAAAAGCCTTTTCACCTTTCGAGCCATGTTCTCGGCGATACGTCATTATGTTGAGTAATTTATTCACTTGTGGCCTCGCTTTTCTGTAATTCGGCCTCGAGTGATTCGGCGTCATCTTTATGGCATATTTTGCCATTCGATAATTCGTGAGTGTCCTCATCTACAGCATGACAATTCCCGTCTTTATCCTCGTGATCGAGTAATGTGCAATCGCCGTGATAAGCATAGTCTCGAGATGTAGAGACAAGATCATCAAGATGATAATACTCGCCATTATAATCAGAATAATATATATTATTTTCGTCGAGCCAATTTGGATCATAGGCCGTATCATCAACCCAGATCACATCATCATTAATGATATAAGTCTCATTTCCGTTGCGACCTCGTGCTAAAGTATATTCATCATAGCAATTGTCGCATATATCGCCATTCATAGCGTCCTCGTGATAATACTCATCACAACACTCACAATGACAATCGCTGTCCTCCTCGGTGCGTCCGTTCGTATATGTAAGATCAAACTCGCCATCATCAACGATCCGAATATATAACTGGCCGTCCATCTCTACGATTTCACCTTGAGGCGAATTATTACTTGAGCCACGATCGATATAAGGTGCAACATAACCAGCCTCATCATGCTCGCTCGTTGTAATTAGAATATCTATTAATGTTCCATGCTTATAGCCCATATTTTGCAAGTATGATTTGAGAAAATTACCCTCGCTGTAGCCGTTAGGATCGGGATAAACTCGAATCCATTCTTTTAAGTCCTCTCTCACAATACAGCGAGCAATAATATTCTCGCCCGATTGTATAAAAGCCAGTTTTAAAACAGATCGATCATGGGCGTATTGTTTAATCCATTCGTCAGCCTCGCCTTTACGATCGCTCATGCAAGATCTGTGAGTGCAATTGGCATAGACATTTTGCCAGCCTTGAGGATCATTCGAGCCGATAAATTTCACAGTCCAGCCAGCCCGAGCCTCGATCATAGTATTATGATTCTCGACTATGCCCTTAATCTGTGAATCAGATAAACCCAGCTCTATTTGATAAGTTTTAAGATACTTTCCGAGTTTTGTTCTTAATTCTCGGCCTTTTCTCATGTGATCGATTGAGGGATAATATGCGACAAGTAATGGATCGGCTGTCGATTCGTGTAGATTGTGCAATACGTTATATTCTGAAAATCTACTATAGACGGCCTCAAGGCCTATTATATAGCTGGCATAATCAATCTTAATCCAGCAACCAGTTTTAAATTGATCCTCAATATATTTAAGTTTAGGCTCGATCCTATATGCTATTTCACTCCCGAGCTGTGTTCTTAACGTATTGATATAATTTATCTCGCCGTGTAGATCTATATTTTTACGATTAATCTTACTTATATACTCTGAAATAAGTCGGCCAGTCGTTCTCGCTATCTGTTTATTATATCTATTAGTGTATTTCTGTTCATAAGGTGCAACGTTAAGGCTCATATTTGAGTTTATGAGCTGTAAAATATCTAATCGCTCATGTATGAGATTATTTAATTTTAAAAGTCTTGATTCCATATATACCCTTTCAGAGTTTATTTAAAGAATGAGATAATAAGCCGTGTTATTAAATAGACGGCCACACCACAATAAAAATATATAAAGCCGATAATATATTTCATACACTACTGGCCATATATACTATTAATGCGATCGTTTCAATGATAAAAAGAATCGAGATAATAACGAGCCAGCTCGTTTCGGGTTTATGCCATTGATCCCGATCAAGAGGCTTTCTTTTGTAAGACGCTGGATCATACGGATTGTAATACATAGTTTTATACCTTTCTAGGTTTTAAAATGCCATTATCGGCCATCTGATTATCTCATGGCTATATTATAAAAGATATATTATTTTGCTATAATGTAGGCTATGAATATATCTAAAAGCTATACGATCCCAGAGGCTATTAAACTCAAAAAGATTAAGAATGAGGATCAACGGCATTTTGTGGTGATACCGATTAAGGCTGTGATCGATCGTAGAATCACAGGCGAGAATTTAAGAGCCTTGTGTGCATTAGCTGGTTATTGTAATAAGTCGGGATATTCATTCGTATCATTAAAGACGATCGCTAAAGACTTGAATTGCACTCCACAGAATATCGGAAAGCATTTAAAAAAGATTGAAAGCCTGGGCTATATTCAATCGTTTAGCAATTACTTTCCAAACTTAAAAGGCAACACTCGTAGGATCATATATGACGATAAGATTAAGCATGAGGATCTAAAAGCCGACGATCTATCGAATAGCGACATCTTAACGATCCAAAGGCATACAGCTCTATTAAATCAAATTGAATCGGATCAAGTGAAACCCGATAGAGATTATGAATCAGTGAATCAGAGTGCTGATCCTATACTAGCTATTTTTAAATATCTGAAGAGTGAGGGTGATATGTTGGCGATTGAGAAGGCTCTTGAGGCTGGATCAGATCCAATTAAGATACTTGATGGCCTATCAACAGGCTTGAGCGTATCAGAGGCGATCAATTGCATAGGCTAATTGTTCGTTTAGCTATCATAAAAGAATCAAAGGTAATACAATAACACTCTAAAACGTGCATGGCTCTAGTGATCTATCAGAAACACGCACCTTTCCCCCCCACCCCCACTGCTTTTATGAGGGGTATCTCACACAATTTTTCGTTGGAAATTACAGAATTGATAACAAAGGTAGTTTTATAGATGGTATGTCTTAGCAGAAGCAGACCTTTCCTACTGACTGCCTTTATATTTATATAGATTATTATTTAAAGACTAAAGAGCGTGCAACAATAGAACCTAACCCGATAATAAACAGTATTGTTTAAATTATCTTACTAACCAAAGATGGTTGTAGCTTCTCGTTTATCTAGTCTAGATGTAATGCACTACTCTACATCCCCAGTGGTCAGATCCCCGATACTGTTGTTTGATCCCATCCGGGAACAACACTTAAGGAGAACCCACCGATTAAACACGTTTATCCCTATCTGTCAGCTACTACATTTAGGAGGGCTGGGTAATGGCCCCGTATCAGTAATATAAGCTACATTTATTTTCTAGTCAAGTTATAAATACTATTGACATAGATATCTGTCTGATATATATTGCGTATATGAGCAAAGGATCTAAACCAAGACCATTTACCGACAAAGACATCTTTGATGAACACTTTGATCGTATCTTCCGTACCGAAC